CTATATTTTGTTGATTGCATTCACTAATTCTTTTGGGTTAATGTGGGTGTAAACCTTTTCGGTCAAGTCCATTTTCGACTTGTGACCAACTATTTTTTTGATGATTGTATGGTTCACATTTGCCGATACAAGCATTGAAATGCAGGTGTGTCTTGTTTCGTGTATGGTGTGGTCTAAACCTAAATCGTTTTGCAGAGGTGTCCAGTAGTTGCGTTTAAAGTTATCGTATTTCAGCGGCTTGCCATTGGTATTATTCAGAACATATCCACATTGAGAATCGCTGATGAATTTCTGCCAAAACGGCAGTACTTTGTCTGCTATAGGCACGGTTCGTACACCTGAATCGGTCTTTGAACTTTCAACAAAGAAAGTCTGTTCGTCAAGGTTTACATTTGAAATTTTTAGGTCGAGCAATTCGGACACACGCACTCCCGAATAAATCAGCATAAGCACTATTTTTACCGAATCAAGATTTGAATATTCCCACAAAAGATTTATTTCGCTTTCCGAAAACTCCCTGCGTGCTCGTTTTGTTTCATCTGACTTGGCATTGATTTTCAATTTTTCTGCAAGATTGTTATGGAGCATATCGTGAAATATGCAGTATTCGTAGATTTTGTTCAACAGAATTTTAATTCGCCTAACCGATTGATAACCGTTGTGGCAGTTATCGAGAACTCGTTGCATGTCAATGATTTTTATATCGGACATCTTGCGATTGTATAACATTGAGCATTGTTTGTATGCCGCATTATACTGTCTTTTGGTGTTCGGATTTGTGTTTTCAGTGATGAACTCCTTGTACCAAAGTTCATAAATTTCTGAAAAAGTGCGTCTTGCCGAATCAACATCAAACGGGTTTTGATTGTAATCAGCAAGAGCGTTCAGGGCTTTAGGCTTGTTTGGAAAGTAGCCTATAACTCTGCGTTCCTGATTGCGTGTTTCTTTGTTGTATCCTATTGTCACGCAGGCAACCCACGGATTGCGCCTGTTTCCGCTCAGCTTATAAACAGAGCCGTAGCCGTTAGGCAGTTTCATTTTATACACTCCTTTTGCTTAAAAAAGGGTGCAAAAATCCCTTGTGCTTTAAATTACTTGAAAAACACAAGGGATTGTGATACAATTATCTTGCATTAAACTGCATCATCTGCACCCTGTGTAGGTGGTTTCCGCTCTGACTTGCGCCAACAGGTCAGGGCGGTTTTTTTTATTTATTTATCTCTTCCATTATTGTATCTATTTTATCTATGTCGAGACTGTAGCAACGGATATTGCCTAAAGTTTTTTTGATTATTAAACCGTAATCGGACAGGGTGTTTAACCTGTTTGTAACTGTACTTCTGCTTAATTTCATAATATCCATTAGTTCCTTTGTGCTTATTCCGCTTTCGGAAAACAAACTTGCCTGAATAAGCAAAAAATACAGATTACTATATTTTTCGTCGGCGCCTTTAGGCAGAAAGATAATGCACTTTCCGTAATGTGTCAGTTGCTCTAATCTTTTCTCCAAAGCGTACACCAACTTGTGCAACGAATCATCAATAATATCGGTAAACATAATTATAAAAGGAGTTAAATCTCCCTTGTTTTTCGGGTCATTACACACCTTGAATGCCTTGTAGTAATCGTTTATGTTCTCTTTAATAGAATAAGACATTCTGTAACCGATAATTGATTCAAATTCTTTTGACAACAAGTAACTGCTGATGAAACGGGATGTCCTTCCGTTGCCGTCATAGAAAGGATGAATGTAACCAAAGAGGTAATGAAAAATTGATATTCTGAAAACACACTCAATGCTTTTGTCATTAAGTATTGCCAACGCTTTATTCATACACTCTATAATTTTTTCTTCGGGATTAACTCCTCTGTGAAGTTCTTTTTGCGTTGCACTGAGGACGCTTGTTGAATCTTTTCTGAAGATTTTACCGTCAGGCAAATCAGACGGGTTATCTTCTTCGATTTCAAAATATACTAAATCATTGTACAGGTTGCGGATATCTTCGCAGGTGTCAAAGGACATAGTTTCATTTTTTTGCAACATAAGATATTTTTGCACAAGCCCCATAAAACGCTTCCCGTGGCTCTTTGTTTCCAGTTCTGACAAGACACTGTTAATTTCTCTTCTTGAGCTGTAAACACCTTCAATATCATTTGTCTTTACAATTTCATCAACCAAACATCTGATAGCGAAATGGTCAATTGCTTTTTCGGGTAATGAATCCCTTAAAGCTTTGATTTGCTTATCGGTTTTATAAATGTCACGAATTTTCGTAATAAATTCGGGTATCATCACAAAAAAAGCAGGGTTATCGTGTATCAGAAAATCTAAGTGTACTGCGTATTCGCTTTTATACCTTTCGTTGTAAATTTTTTCATAATTTTCTTTGTCAGAATAAAACAGCTTATCTAAAGATTTATACCCCAAATGTATCACCTCTCCAATAAGTATTATATGCCGTAATTTAACAATTATACGCATATATCAGAAAAGCAATTCGTAAAAATAGGCTGTTTTTACGAATTGAATATAATTATACACCGACAAATTTACAAAATCAATATATTTTTACAAATTTAACTGTTACAGTAAAACAGCTTTTCTCACTGTAACGATTTACTGACTTCTTTTACAAGACCGAGGATTTGAACACGGGTGACATCGTTATTTTTGAACACTCGTGGGGGATAGTAGGGGTTGACTGAATGAAGTTCAACGGTGTTATCGTTGTAAAGGACCTTTTTAACAACAGCCTCTTCATCGTCAACGAGGACTGCGGCAATCTGACCGCTGTCAACGGAGGTTTGCTTTTTAATAAGAATTTTACTGCCGTCATCAATCAGAGGGCTCATAGAATCGCCGTGAACATTTATCCATATATATTTATCCTGTTCTGAGGGGCAAGTGATGTATGTAGGCATATAGTCAACAGGCACATCCTGAGCTATCACTCCGAACCCTGCCGAAATGCTGTCATATACCGGTCGCATAAATACATTTGTTTGCGGAAGGGGGGTTGCTTGTTCCGGTGTTTTATCGTCCCAACCCATAATATATGCAGGAGTAGTTCCTAAAGCTTTACAAAGCGGTTCTAATACGCTTGTTGGTAACTTTTCAATCTCGCTGCTTTCATATCTGTATATTGTAGCTCTGTTCTTTCCTATCAGCTCGGCAAGTTTATCAACAGTTATATTTTTTTCTTCTCGCAATTTTTTAATGCGTTCGCCGATTGTCATAAGTAACACCTTTTTTCAATATATTGTTATTGACATAATGCAAAATAAGTTGTATTATAATGGTAGTAAGGGAACGGCTTTAGCTGTTCCGCTATTCAAAAACTAATTATTTTTTATAACCGTCTTGTATTGCAGTACAGGGCGGTTATTTCTTTATGGTGAACACAATAAAAAATGTGAAAATTACTATCACAGCTATGTATTCCACGCAATCACCCCCTTTCTCAAGGGAGTCGAAACAGCCGCCACCGTTCCTTTACTGTACAGTATTATAACATAACGGTTGCAAAAATGCAACTACTTTTTGAAAAAATAAAAATAATTTTGCAAAAATGCGAAAAATATATTGACAATAACTTACAAGGGTGGTATCATATAGTTGTCGCAGAAATGCAACACAATAAAAACTGGAGGTGATAAAATTGACTAATGTTGATAAGCTGAAAGGGGCTATCAAGGAGAAAAGATTAACCCCTGAAAAGGTTGCTGAAAGTATCGGTATCGACAAAAGTACGATGTATCGTAAACTTTCTAACGGTGGTGAGGATTTTACCATTAAGCAGGCAGACGCTATCACACAAATTCTCGGATTAACAGGTGATGAGGCACAGGCTATTTTTTTTAGTCAGTTTGTCGCATAAATGCAACTATTATATTAAGGGGGTGAGAAAATGGGATTTTTTAATAATTTATTCAACATAGAAAAAGCACCAACAGTCAACAAGACTGTCAGTGCACCTTATGTTCCGCCTTATCCTTTAGAAAAAGATTTTTATACTTTTGATAAGGTAGAGTGGAGCGGAGCGTTACCACCTCATTCAATGACACTTTCTTTTGTACTTCCTTATTCCGATTGGTGCGAATTTGAAAAGTCAGACCTTTATCGAGATTTGGAGAATTATCTTCAGGAATTACAAAAACGAGGTAACCCGAATGAGAATGTAGGCACTCAAGATTGATAGGCAGATGTTCATTGTATGTCGGAACATACTCATCAACACCTTTTGCCTTGTGATGATAAGAATTAACTTCGTGGGTGTTGTAATCTTCGGTGTACTCTATGCCGTTCAGAACTAATTGAATGTCGGTAACAGAAATAGGCAGTTGCGATTTATTGTTAAGTTTATAATGAATGAAAAGTCTTTTCTTTCCCTGCACGCCTAATTTGTATGCGTATTCAAGCATTGTGATTTCCAAATTCACTTTGTGCGAAACAAAATAGTTAATCAGGTTTATTAAAGATATTAAAAAGCCTGCAATGCCTAAAATACCACTAATTATTACCCACATATAATCAGCTCCTTTGCTCGATTACAACATTTGCAAAAGATATTTGCAACACAATCAATAATACCACAATCGCAGTCCTATTAAACGGACTTTGCTTAAAAGAGGTGAAGAAATGAAAAATAAAATGATAGGCAACTATTCAAATGAAGGAGTGCTTAATATATCGGCTACAAATTTGCAGGAGTTTGAAAGCCTTATAAAAAAGGCAAAAAAACAAGCTGACGAATTGCAGGATACAATCAATCAGCTTGAATTCTTCAATTTTAGTTTTAAGTTCTCAACAGATAAGGATAATTAGTTACCTTCTATCATTCTTTCTGCATTGACAGCGGATATATCAGAATCTATGAAAGAAACAATAGCGTTTATAAATTCGACTAAGTTATCAATATTATAATCTTTGAATTTTCTTTCGTAATGTGTTTCATCATTACCAAGCCAAGCAGAGGCTACTGCTAATTTTTTGATTCTGTTGTTATCAATGTAATCATTGATACATCTTGATAATGGTGCTTTAACGATATTATCTTTATTGTTCGGCTGTAACATTATTGCGTAATCCTTTACTAAGAACTCTAAGGCTTTTCTGTAAGCCATACCTGAAATATCTTTTAATTCGTACTGTTCGGAAGCATAAGCCTGATTGTAAATGTTACAAAAATCAGGGGATAAGTCTTTTATGTGTTTAGGAAACTCTCGTTCTTCTACTCTAGAAATAGGTTCGAAGCCCATAAGTTCAGTTAAACCGTGATAAGGACCTATATGATAATTACCTAAAAAGGTCTTTTCACAATTGTGACAGAAGAAATGAACGAAAAGATTTGGATAAGTATGTTCATCGTCAATATAGTAGGAGCTTAAATACGAGGGGTCGCCAGATTTGTGACACATAGGACAGACTGACGGATATTCGATTTCAAGATTTTTCTTACTAAAGTTATCGTTCAATGATTCGCAGTTATAAATTGCCTTTTTGATAAGCAAAGACCCCTTTCATTATATAGTGTAATGAATTGCCGTTCATCACTACATATAGTATATCATAGAAAGTTGGTGAAATCAATGCACATCAATGAATTTGCTGAAATATTGCTCAAAAGCAGAAAACAGAAAGGCTTTTCGCAAAGTGAGCTTGCTAAGAAATCGGGCTTTACTAAAAGAGCTATTCAGTATTGGGAAAAAGGCAAAAAGAGCATATCTCTTGAAAATGCCGACAGGCTCTTAACGGCTTTGGGTGTAGAAATCAAGATAGGTAAAACAGAAAGCAGGTGAGAAAATGGCAAAACTTAAACTTATTGACACAAAGGACAAGTTCCTTCTTGAAATTGACGGAACAGAAATTCCGTATGTTACAAGCTATCAGATAACACGAACGGTCAGCGAGGTTGTACTGCTCAAACTGGCTCTCAGCGTAGCTGATGTTGAATCAGTCGAAATCGTTTCAGACAAAATTACCAACGAAAATTAAGGAGGTGTACATATGGACACAGTTCAGATGAACAAAAAAATCAAAGAAATTATGGATAGCAGTGATGTCTATTTGCTTTCTGAGGATGCCGCAAAGGCTATTGGAGTTGCTCCGCAAAACTTGCGTGAACAGGCAAAGGACGAACCCGAAAAATTGGGATTCAATGTAATTGTAGTCGGCACATCTATCCGTATTCCGAGAATACCGTTTCTCAATTATATTCTCGGTTCAAACCCAATGAAAGGAACGACACAAAATGGCATTTAAAGATTTACTTACACGCAGAAAACTGCTTAAGGAGAATGAGAGCCTCAGAGCAGAGAACAGACATCTCAGCATTGAGCTGAGAAACGCAAGGGCAGACCTCGCCCTTGAACTGGTGACATCAAGCGGTTATCGCAACGAAAACCGTACACTTCGCAATAAGCTCAAAGCCTATGAATCATCAGAACCCGAAACAATCGGCTTTGAATGTGTGGGGGTGAAGAAATGAAAGAAAATGTTTTTGAACGAATGGAAAGAATTGACGGACAGAGAAAAATCTCTGATTTCATTGTTAAGCAAAAACAGGATTATGAATTTAAAGTTAAGTATGCAACTATCAGAGCGAGAGAATTTGCCGAAGAATGCGATAGACGAGAATTAAACTATCACGTTTCGGTCGGCGGTCTTGATAGCATTACATTATTTATCTTTTTAAAGTCGATTGGAATCCGTGCCCCGGGAATCAGCGTTTCTTACCTTGAAGATTCAAGCATACAAAAAATACATAAAGAGCTCGGAATTGAAAGGTTAAAGCCATCAGTTCGGTATATTGACAGTGCAGGAAAAGAACACCGCTGGACTAAACAGGATATAATTCAGGAGTTTGGATTTCCTGTCTTATCAAAAGAAATTGCCGCCAAGATTGAATTACTTGCAAATCCGACAGAAAAAAACAAAACTGTTCGACACGCTATTGTAACAGGCGAAACAGGGGCCTATGGCGGTTATCAAAAAAACAGTCGTATGAAAATGTCGCAAAAATGGCTTGAAAAGTTCGGCGGTTATGCGAACAATGAAGAGGGTACAAATTATCAAATTCCAAATTTCAAAGTGTCATCAAAATGCTGCTATTATCTAAAAGAAAAGCCTTGTGACACTTGGGCAAAAGAACATAACAGCGTGCCTTATCTTGGCTTGATGGCTTCCGAAGGCGGAAGAAGAGCCAAATCCTTAATGATAAATGGTTGTAATTATTTTGGTAAATCTACAATCAGATCAGCACCATTTGCGATTTTTAACAGACAGGACATTTTGCAACTTGCTCTTGATTTAAATGTTCCTGTTCCCGAAATATATGGAAAAATCGAGAGGCAAGAAGATGGTACTTTGTACACAACCAAAGCTCAAAGAACAGGTTGCTCAATGTGCGGATTTGGTTTGCACTTGGAAAAGCGCCCTCATAGATTTGACTTACTTAAAGAGCGAAATCCTAAAGAGTGGGAGTATTGGATGTATAACTGCTGCACAGATGATAAAACAGGCGAAAGATACGGCTGGGCAAGGGTGTTGGATTATATCAATGTTAAATATTAATTGCAATTGCAAAGAAAAATCCGCTGAAGCTCTGCAAAGCCTCAACGGACAAAGAAAAATACCTTAATTAAATGATAGACAATTTTAAGCGAATTGTCAAGGAGGACTTTAATATGTCAGTAAAAATATCAGCTTTTGAAATCGAAAATGTAAAAAGAGTAAAGGCGGTTGCTTATGAACCGACCGAAAACGGACTTACCGTGTTGGGCGGTAAAAACGGACAGGGCAAGACATCTGTTCTTGACGCAATTGCGTGGGCTCTCGGCGGTAATCGTTTCGCTCCGTCTGCTCCGTACCGTGAGGGTTCAACGATTCCGCCACATCTTAAAATCAAGCTCTCAAACGGTATTGTTGTGGAGCGTAGCGGTAAGAACAGCAGTCTTAAAGTAATTGACACCGCAGGCAACAAAGGCGGACAGGCTTTGCTTGACGCATTTGTCAGTAACTTTGCTCTTGACCTGCCGAAATTTATGAATGCAACCGGCAAGGAAAAGGCTGACACGCTCCTGCAGATTATCGGTGTAGGCAACAGAGTTTATGAACTTGAAACGCAGGAAACACAGGTGTATAACGAGCGTCGTGCTATCGGTCAGATTGCAGACCAAAAGAAAAAGTTTGCCGCCGAAATGCCCGAATACGAAGGCGTGCCGAATGAACCTGTATCAGCCTCTGAACTTATCAATAAACAGCAGGAAATTCTTGCACGCAACGGTGAAAATAACCGTCTGAGAGCAGAAAAAGATAACCTTGAAATCCGTGCCAACAATTTGCAGAGCGAAATCAACAGGCTTAACGAGGATTTGAGAAAATACAATTCCGAACTTACAAAAGTGCTTGCACAGCTTGAACAGAGCAGAAAGACCGTTGCCGAACTGCACGATGAAAGCACGGCAGAGCTTGAAAGAAACATTACCGAGATTGACGAAATTAACCGCAAAGTCAGAGCCAACCTCGATAAAGCGAAAGCTGATGAGGACGCAAAGGAATATTACGGCAAGTACGCCGATATGACAGCACAGCTTGAAGAAATCCGCAAAACAAAATATGACTTGCTCAACAACGCAAATTTACCCCTTGACGGCTTATCGGTTGAAAAGGGCGAGCTTACATATAACGGTTTTAAGTGGGACAATATGAGCGGTTCTGAACAGCTTCGTGTCGCTACGGCAATTGTACGCAAACTCAATCCCGAATGCGGATTTGTCTTGCTTGACAAGCTCGAACAAATGGACACCGACACACTCAAAGACTTTGCAAAATGGCTTGAATCAGAGGGACTGCAGGCTATTGCAACAAGAGTTTCAAACGGTGATGAATGTTCAATTATCATTGAGGACGGTTATATTAAGTCCGAAACAACCGCACCTGTTACAACACCGACTTGGACAGAAGGAGAGTTTTAATTATGGCTACAAGAACTACAGCTAAAACAACAGCAAAAACAAATACAAACGAATGTGTAATCAAATGCAATCCGCACAGAGAGCTTGCCTGCGGTTATACCAAGGTCAAGATTATGCCTGAAAACTATTCAAGAATTGTTTTGATTGCAGGTATGACAGGCAAGTCAATACAGGATCTGACAAACGAACTGCTCAACTACGCAATCGACTATGTTGTCATTGATGTTGACGGCAATAAAATCAATTTTTCAGATGTACAGGGGGTAAGATAAATGAACATTACAAGAGGTAAAATCAAGTCGGCTCAAAAGGTTGTAATTTACGGTCCCGAGGGTATCGGCAAATCAACATTTGCTTCACAGTTTCCGAATCCTCTGTTTATCGACACGGAGGGCAGCACAAAAAACCTTGATGTTGCGAGAATGGATAAGCCGACATCGTGGACTATGCTCAAAAGTCAGCTTGAATATATCAAAAGCAATCCGACTGTATGCAAGACGGTTGTTATTGATACAATCGACTGGGCGGAACAGCTTTGTATTGATGATATTTGCTCAAAGTACGGCAAAAAAGGTATTGAGGATTTCGGTTACGGAAACGGATATGTTTACGAAAAAGAGGAGTTCGGCAGATTTTTGAACAGCCTTGAAGATTTGATTGACAGAGGTATCAATGTTGTGCTTACCGCACACGCACAGCTCCGCAAGTTTTCACAGCCTGATGAAATCGGCGAGTATGACCGTTGGGAGCTAAAACTCGGCAAAAAGACTGCTTCACAGATTTCTCCGCTTGTAAAAGAATGGGCGGATATGGTGCTTTTTGCAAATTATAAAACAGTAGCGGTAGCGACCGACAAAGAAGGCAGAAAGTACAAGGCACAGGGCGGAGGGAGAGTGATGTACACGCTCCATCACCCTTGTTGGGATGCAAAGAACCGTCACGGACTGCCCGAAGAAATGGACTTTAGCTATGCAGGCATTGCCCATATTTTTAATGATGTTGCACCTGTAAATAACGCTCCTGTTCCGCAGAATCCGATACCTCAGCCGCCTAAGGCAGAGCCTGCGACACAGCCTGTACCACAAACTACGCAAATTGAAAAAACTCCCGAATCTGTACCGCTGTCAACACCTCAGATACAGAATGATAAATCTGTCAATATTCCCGAGGGCATACCAAAAGCTCTTGCCGACCTTATGAGAGCTAACGGT